TGCCGTTTTTATATAAGGGCGCATAAAACAACGGAACTGTCATATCACCCCCTCATCATATCACGGAGGATCACTGTTGTCAACCCCCGTGCTATAAGACTGCTAAGTGATACTAACTGTCCTGAGACTATCTGTCAGTAACTGCTATCAATCTACCACCTGACAGGAATACTCAGGTCCTCTACGTAACTATCAATCACCTGCTCATTTCCCTCCAGTTCAAAGAGAGTCTCCCAATCAATATTATGCGGGTTGAAGTCTTCTAGAACCTCAATATCCAACGTGATGCGATAACGTTGCTTCTGTGCCTGACTGATAGCGACTGACATGAGTTTGTCCCGGTGGTGATGACTTAACTAGTATAGAATGCCTGAGCGATATTGTCAATCTTCCAATCAGTATTTATAAGGATTATTGATATTTTTGCGAGGTTGTGTGTGGGAATTCTTATCAGCGCCCCCTTGACATTTCTGCGAGTGTGTGATAGACTGCTCGCTTAGATCACAAGACCTGAGCACATTTAAAACATCATAAGTATCACCCTATTATACATTTAAAAACACACACTTTTCCACAGAAATACACCTTTATCCACAGGTAAATGATACCTTTTCCACAGACTTGTGAATAACACTATAAAATAGCAAGACATATTTATAATACCATTTAAAAACGTTTTTTAAACAATTAGTGTATTAAATGATACAAAAAAGAGAGGAATTACCCTCTCTATGTGTTATTCAGTTGTGTGTCTTATCTAATCAATACAGTGCTTCAATTGCCTCCAGGATGAGAAGAATATCATTACCATTCTCAGCAGTTTCGAGAGCAGCAAGGAGATCAGAATTAGACATGAAAAGTGTTAGATAGGGTGTGAAGATTGGTGGGTTTTAAGTCATCACCAGGACCGTGTTTGTTCTAGGTCTTACGCTGAATACTGTGCTGCCTAGGGTGTTACTTAGTGCTTATGCGAAAGTATATCCGTTAGTAAATGTTTCGTTCTTATATACATTCTTTCCATTGATTGCACCTACGAAAAGTCTTACATACCACTGAAAGTCTTTCTGAAATACTCTCTCTCCAGTAACACAAAATTCATCACAAAGTGCATTGAGTCTGCTCTTTGTTGTATTGGACTGATAACCACCATCGAAGATTGTCATTGTATCGTCTGTCACTTCTGCGATCTTGTTGCCGTGGAGACGTACAACAGAGACGTTTTCTTCTTCGTTAAAATGTACTGTTGTATTAGCATTAGACCAGTTCTGATTGTTGTGAACAGCAGCACACATTTGGGATTCGATCTTACGCATGATTTGTGAGTTGTGAAGAAGGTTTGTTGTCGTGGGGTGCTGTCCCCTTGACTCTCTTAATATACACGATTTGGGCGTGCTGTGGGAGATTAGTGGACACCTTGCAGACTGTCACACCAACCCTTATATAACACTTTCTCCATGTGATATGCTTGGTCTTCCCTTACATTATCCGACGTAATCCCTTGCTGATTCTGTACTACATGGACCAACTCATGAAGTAATGTAGTGACATAATCTTCCTCATTCAGATCATTATGAATCTGAATAAATTGTTCTTGTCCATTGACTTCAGTAAATCCTACGGCATTCTCATCACTTAGGTCCGTGTGATAAATTTCAACGTCGCTCGCAATCTCGTAACGCTCGGTAAAAAAATCGTAGACCTTGGAAGTAATACTGAGAAAGGGGGATTTACCTGAAACAAATAACATAAGAGAACTAAAGAGAATTGATAGAACGTTGGATTGATTCGTTGCGATCTTTGATAATCTGTGTCATGTTACTATCTAACATTTCAATCATTAGATTCGCACCTAGAATAGCAAACAATGCAAGGAAGAAGATTCTCATTTAGTACCTCCAAACATTTGATCAAATAGTGACCTTTCATCAATATCATTGTTATCATCCTCGGTCGGTCTTTGTGACTCACGAAGTGATGCAAGGAAGTAAATCTGTTCCTGAATAATATCTACTTCATTCTTTAATTGTTCCTTCTTGAAGTTCAACTCCATGATTGATTTGTTGATTTCGACTGTGTTCATAGTTTTACGAATTGAGAGGGATTTGAGTTGTTCTTTAGTGTTCATGCTGCCTGATCAAATGTCTCGTTGTAAACATCATAAAAAAGATCAAATGCCGCGAGATCGTTTGCAAAAGGCGCAGACATTTCACAAACCCAATCATATGCCATATCTAAATCAGCATCGGTGCTGAGTAGGAAGGCAGGCAGATCGCGCAGTGCTTGGATGAAAGCGGGATCGGTAAGGCGAAAGTTTGTTTTGTTCATACTGATAGTATGGCAGATTTTGAGATGATTTTCAAGCGGTCTTGTGCCACTTCGCCAACTGGTTTTCTGCTCAAAGTTCCTCCATCATTTCGTCAAGTTCAACTAAATTAAGATTAACATCATCCCATTTTACTCCATCAGGAGTTGTTGGTGTTAATTCAATCAACATGTGTGAAAGTGACTTATAACCGTGATGACGATAACCACGTGCTAAGTTATACAAACCTTCGTCATTTTCGATCCAAAGTGCAACATTCCATGTCTCATAATTTGTCCAACCGTTGTAAGTTGTGTCTTCGATTGTGGTTTGGAAAGTTGAGTTAGTCAGAGTGGTTGTTTTGTTCATACTGATAGTATGGCAGATCCTGTGGGATTTGGGAGTTCATCGTGATACAAAACTCAGGAAAAAAACCTTAAGGTTGCTTGTGCCAATCTTGACACTGGTTTAATTCTCTTTACTTAGTAGCAAATGTGGATTATATTGTTGTACTTCCTCAATCAATTCATCAACTGACAAACAATCTAATTCTGCATTTTGCATATTCACAAAATACTCTTTCAGGTCATCTAGTGACATTTGACTTAAGTCCCATTGAATCAATTTCTCTTGGAGTTCATCACGATCGATAATGTTGTCAGTCATTTTGTTAGTTAGTGGGGAAGTTTTTGCAGACTGCATCACATAACAATGCTACTAGTTCTTCACTACCTTTACCACACATCTCATCAACAATGTTCTCAATGTCCTCCATTAGTTGTTCTCTTTGTGATAGCATTTCAAGTTGATTGTTCATTTGAAGATTGTGAAGATAGGTCTTAATAAGTGACATAAATCACCCCACACATGCCATGGGAGCATATTCTTCACGAGGCATTTTGTCTGTATTGAAATCAGTAACCTCAGCACCATTAGCAATGCGAGCGTGCCAATCGTACTTTGCTTCGATACCAAGAATTGTGCTGTATGATTTCATACCATTAGCACGGAAAGTGACGCGACGAATGAAACGACGAATAGTAACTTTCATGCCTTTCTTTTCACAAGACTCAGCAATAAATGCCTCAGGGAAGTAATCAACGATCGTGGCAGAGTTGGTGACTTGCATCGGGTTTGTTCCTTTGACTCTTTAATAATACACGAAAATGGGAGCAGCACAACCGGGGTTGTGCCACTATCTCAACTGCCCACCATAGGATTTACTCCTATTACTTTTGCCCTAGGATTGCGTGCCAATGCTGTTTCTTTTGCATCTTGATTGTTGACTGCCTGTACTTCTTCAGTGAACACTTTGCCACCGACATACAACTTGACTTCGTATTTCATAATGATGGGAGTAATTTAGTAGATGAAATGATTAATAGAAACGTGAGCATGATTACCACGTCCCATGATTTTGTTCGAATGAAGAATGGCACTGAGATAGCATCACCAACGAACTGCATAATCACTCCTAATGATAAGTTCACATGTAGGATGATGAAATATGCAGTGACCACAAGAAATGATCCTATGACTCTACCAACGGTGTCAAATTTCATCGGACATAGAGGAATGAACCGTAAGGATCTACGATCTCAGGGTGATCAGTCAAGAAATCAATATAGAACCGAATGCCTTTCGCAGGTGCCTTAAATGATGCGGGTTTGTAACATGCACCAGTCTCTTTGTCGATGAACATGAACACACCATCATTTGAAAAACTACCATCAGCATGAACCCTGAATTGATTCACCTTGATATATTTTTTACCTACACTATATTCTAACTTAGAATATGAAGTACGTCCAGATTCAGTTGCATTAACTTTCCATCGATTGTTGACAACCTCAAGAAAACATTCGGTGAGATATTCTGTTTTGGATTGAGTAAGTGTGTTCATGATGATAATAAAAAAGTTTGTGGAGTTTGAATCAGAAAGGGTTAGACCATGACTCATACTTTTTCATGGTGATATAACCCTCACGGCAAAGTTCATCAGTAAAGATACCCCATGCCTCACGTTTTGCGACAATATCTGTTGATCCACTTACCTTCCAATTGTAACGAAACTGCTCCAGTGCTTGTGCTTTGGTGGTGGTTCGCATCGGTTGAATTCCTTTGACCCTTTTAATATACACGATTTTGGTGCCCTGTGGGGGTTTGGTGGACACCTTACCAACTGTCACCCATGGTTCTCCATAAACTCATCCAAAGTGTAACCTTCTCCAGTTGATGTTTCTTCAATCAATTGTTCTATTGTAAGTTCTTCCATCTCTTTACGATATTCTTCTGGCGTTGGATCTTCTGGGTCATAGTCATCGTGGCAGAGGTAATCCCACTCATGAACAAGTGCATCAATCAGTTGTTCTTTGGTGTAATTAGACATTTGCGAATCTCCCATTGTTGAAGTTTGCATGTGAGAACTGCTCACGATTGACGAGTTTGAACATACCAAACTCATTGGTCTTGACATAACCTTCGCCACGACATTGACGGTCACCAATGTATGCACGAGGTCCGTTGTTACGCATCATAAACAACATATCATCTTTGATGGACTTGATCAAGAACCAGTAACTAATCAAACGGGAGTTGTTGAATGTTTCTGGCACAACTTCACGACCTTCACGAATACATTTGTTCAATGCTACTTGAAGTTCTGCTGCTTCTTTCTTGTCAGCAAATGTTACCATCTGTGCCATCTGACGTGCGAAACCAACAATCTCATCAAAATCTTCATCGACTTGCCAACACTCAGGTTGAACAAACTTACAAGACTCAGTATCCTCAAAGATCTCCATATCTACCATGTCATTGATGACATAGGCATCCTTCATGTCACCATCAGTCGCATACAATGTATGAGGTGCGATGATAATATCCTGATGAATTACTTCATCAAAGATGTAAGTAATCGTATTGGGGCAAAAAGTATCATCACCGCCAAACCCAATAAAATCACCTTGAACAATCCCGTCGAAATCAGGAAGGTTATCAAGGCAATGGTGTAATATATCAGCAACATTGCCAACATGATTATCATCAATGTCAGAATGTGTTTCGTTAATCTTGATAAGTTTCTTGTTAAAGACCGATTTTGTACCAACAAAGAATCGACCCGTCTGCGGATTCGTACCCCATACAATCGCAGGAGCGCCATCGATCTTCGCAGAGATTTCACCATCAGAAAGGAACCAATCAAGTACAGAAAGATCACCCGTCAGAATAGAATCTTCGGGGTGTTCGAGGTGTGTGTTTTTCATACTGATAGTATGGCACGAAAAAAGGGGTTTCGCAACCCCCTCTGTGCAACTTATCTAACTGTCACATCAAATGATACGGATAAGATTTTTTCCTCCATTATCAAAATCGCCAAGTGATCTTGATACTGGGATGCGTGAGAATGATGGAACAACTGCCTCATCTTGCTGCAAATAGTTGTAGTATCCGCCAATGATTTCGATATGAGAGTAAAAAGTTGCTTTTACTTTTTGTCCCCACTCATGAAGATCTTTTGCCTGTAAACCAGCATCATTATTTGGAACAGCAACCATGTGAATAGTTAAGTTAGGATGATCCTTACGAACTTTTGATGCTTTCATAATAGCACTGTCAATGTTATCACCCTTGTGCTGGAATACAATAAAGATAGCATTATCTTTTTTGAAAATACCTACTCCAATATCTTTACAATATGGTTCCCAGTCTTTTTTAGATCCAACAATCCATGAGTTAATTGTTGGTGAGGTGTAAGGTTTCATGTCTGGGGTGTAATGATGTCCCTCACTATCAAAAAAGATACGAATAACAGCAGGAATGGTTCGCATATCAAGTTGATAATCCACCTGCAATTTCTTCTCAAGAACATCTTTTACCTTAGAATCATGTTCTTTATCTTCTTTGTCGATAGAGTTGAGATCTTCATAAAGATCGGAATTAGGATTATTTGCAGTCAGAACAAGGGCACTT